ACCATCTCAAAGTGCGGAAACCGCTCTTTGTTACTACTAACTCGACTGATTTCTGAGGTCAATCGTGCATTTTCTTCTTGCTCCCGAATCTGTGACAGTTGAGCAACTTGTTGCTGAGTAGCTTGAAGTTGCTGCATTAACTGTTGTTGATAAGGGTCTACATACGCCTGTTCAGGCATTTGTAGAGAATCTTGATTTAATTGTACGCCATAATCTTGTGCAAGTCGATGAAACATCTGAATTTTTTGGTCGTATGTACCGTTTGCCAAAGTGTAATGCGCCCTGCCTAGATTCTGAATCCAAGATACAGGATGGATGCCGTGCTTTTGAAGTTCAGGAACAAATGGCCCAATAGCTTCTGTAAGTTGCCTTGCGTTGTCGGCTTCTGCCTTGTAAGCAGATACGCCACGCTTGTATTCGGCTTCGCGTTGGTTTGCGTACTCAGCAAACTTGGTAAAATCTTCTTTTTTAAGGGGTTCACCCTTTTCCATTTTGTCCCAAATCTCTACATATTCTTTTTTCCATGTAGTTGGGCGTTTTACTTCCTCAACATCATTAGAAGCTTCTGTAACAGGTTTGGACTCCTCAACGGAATCGTCTTGGCTACTGGTTTCTTCGGACTTAGGCTTAAAACGACCTTTTTCGTCACGATTTTCGCTTTCATTAGATTCTGCTTGTATAGGATCGTCATTTACTTCAATTTCCTTTTCAATAGGGGCTTCAAGAGTACCTTCTTCAGCTTGGTCGATTGCAGCTTCTAACATTTCTCTGCGGTCTAATTCTTCTGCCATGATTAATTCCTATCTGTAGTTAAGTTTGGAGTATGCAATTTCCGCAATCTGACGCTTACGGGCTTCTTGATCTTTTCTTGAAAATTCATGCACTTTTTGGGTTGTTTGTACATCGTTGCCCAGTTCAATACAATTGTTGCGCTTTAGGTTTTCGCGATGCTTGGAACGGGATGATACCCAAGTGCCATCGGCCATAGATATATGACCCTCAATGTCAGAAACCACCATAGGGGCTTCTCTAGATTTCATAGCTAACTTGTCTTGCCAAGAGGCTTTTGCGGCTTCTTCGCCAATGGTCGGTGTCCACCATTCAAGGAAAAATTCCTCGTCTGATTTCTTGACTTCGACATGGTTTCCTGCGGAATATCCACAATTAGGGCAAGTCATTACATTCTCCTTATTAAATCAGGGATTTGGTCATATTCATTAGGTCGCAAACAAACTATGCTGTCATACCATTTGGCATTTTTCCACCGCCAACAAACAAATTCTTCTTTAGGTAGCAAAACAATCGTTTTTACGCCCAAAGCACCAGCAAGATGAGCCGTTCCTGTGTCTACGGTCACAATTCCCTTCATTGCTTTTATATGGGCAGCGGTTTGCACCCAGTTTTTCTTCCAACCATCGTTAGGAAGCGGGTGAAATAATCCATCAGAACTAGGATTTAAGCTATAAGCGTCATCCCCGACCAGTTCTGCCATGTGGCGATAGTCAATAGACTTGATGTAGTACAAAGTTTGCTTGGATGCTTCCCAATTTACCCCGATTTTTGGGGGAATGTTACTAGGAATAGCGTGTAAATAGCCTTCAGAACCAATTATCTTGTTTTTTGTTACTGGAAACATTGCTTTTACTAGCGGATGTGACAAAGAAATATAGTATGGGAGCGACATAGAGCCGATCCAGTAGTCAGATTCGTTAGAAATACCCTCTATTCCGTTGCTAAACACATCCACAGCGTGAATTTGACCTAATAGATGGTGCAATGTACCTTCTTGTAGAACAACGACCCTAGATGCCCCTAAAGCTTTTAGAGCAGGCAGGAATCTAGCAAACATAAGGATGTCACCAAAGCCTTGCTCCATCTGTACGGTAATGGATTTACCTATCAAAGGCTCACCTCTCCATACGGGCATATTTAAAGCGGGCGCATAAGGGACAGCTTGTTTGGCAACAATTTCAGGATGCCATCGGTATTCAAACAATCTAAAGCCAGCTTCGTATCTGCCAGCGTGTAAATGTTCGTAAGCCAGCTTGTACTGGCCGTCAGCGTCTAGTGCAGAAGTAATAATACGGATTCCTCATCGTCTAGTTCCTCTAGGCGTTTGGCTTCCATATATATCAGTTGATCTCGTATAAGATTCTGCTGTTTTCTGTAAGCTACTGCCGCAAGGATGTTATCCCGTTGTCTTTCAAGGTAGCTTATAGACCGTTGTAAATCTTCTGTTTCAGCTAACGGTATATCAGCTTTAACCTCTTGTTTTGATTGTACTTTAGTTTGCTTAACTTTTGCAACAGGATCAATCTGATCTTTAAACGCTTGTTTTCTTGCAGCGTTAGCGTCTTTAGTTGCTTGTTCCAGCCTGCGCTGGCGTTCAGCAATCTTTTGTTGTAACTTCTGTATTTTACGGAGTTCTTCTTTTGTTACCCAAGCGTCATCACCACCACTATGTCCAGCAATAGGAGTAATGGTAATTTGAAATGCGTCATTTTGAAACGCATTGACTTGAAAAGCAGTTGCCATTATTTAGACCAAGCGGCTACTGGCTGTTCAGGAAATACTGCATCCCATGTAGGGTTTACGGCAATTTTACGAATGTCATTTCTATATACCAAAAACTCATCTTGGTTAGTTAAATAAGGGTCATTAGCTGGGTTGATGACATCAGGAATAGTTGTCCAATCCGTAGCGTATAGCAGTTGGCTGGCAGTAGCTTGGTTTTGGGCAGCTTGACTGTCGTGCATTTGCTGTATCTGCTCAGGTGTCAATTCTGCCACTTCTACTGTGTAAACCCAGTTTAAAGGCTGTGTTGGGTCATCTACTTGAATATAAGGTGTGGCTGGCACTAAGCATTGGGTAGTAGAATCGTATGGCAAATAGACATTGACATACATACAGTTGTTTTGAACCATAAAGTCAGCGTTAGGACCTGAAGTAGGAAAAGAAGTGTCAGGAAACATAGACTGATAGTCAGCTACATTTGTTACCACTCCGTCTGTAAGTTGTGCAATTAACATATAAATCCTTAATTATTAGGAAAAGCTGCTGTGGGTGGAGTAAAGTTAGCTGTGTAACGGGCTACACCTTTAGTAATTCGTAGGTCATCTATATAGCCATTAAAGAAAAAAGCACCTGCATAAGCCCCTAAAGTAATTCCAGTTCCGCTACTATAAATGGCAGAACTGCTACTAGAGGTTGTTCCTGCAACTCCGTTTATATACGGAGTGAATGTGCTTCCGTTTCTTACCAACGCAATATGATTCCATGTATTTGCTGATACAGTTCCCATTGTTACATTACTTGCTATATTCCAACTATTACCTGTTGAACTTAAATAATAAGCAAGCCCTCCTGTAGAAGTCATATACCAAGCATAATTTTCATTACTAGCTGTTGTATATCCGCTAACAGGTTGTTGACCAGATGCAACAGAATTGAAGTAAAACCAACCTTCAATAGTAAAATTTCCAGCATTTAAATCTAAATTAGGTGAAGTCGGTGTAGTTAAATAATCCGTAGTCCCATTAAACTTCATAGACCCTGTACCGTACTTCACTACACTTGTACTAACCTGTGCGCTACCTACAGTTTCTAAATCATTCTTAATAGCATTGTCATAGATACCAGCATTAGTTCCACTAAGGAGTAATGAAGTATTAGTGATGGCTGTAAGTGGTGCTGTGGGTGGGGTAAATGTGGTTGTGTAGACTGCTGTTCCATTTACTAATCGAACATCAGAAGTATATCCAGTTAAGTAATTTCCAGCAGTTGCAGCATTACTAGAAACAACTACACGACTTGCCACATAGCTATTAGCATCAGTATATGTAGAGCCTTCTTGCACTCCATTTAAAAACATTTTAGTGCTTAAAGTAGCCCTTGAAACGGCAACATGATACCAAGCGTTTGCTTTTAAAGCAGTTGTGCCTGTAATTTGCGCTGCATTAGAAACAAAATAAGTTAATACATTACTTGCTGAAACATAAATTGCTGGAATTACCGCATTAGCTGTTCCGCTATTTCGTTGGTCAATAACATATTGAATTGCGCCTGTCGTAGTTAAATACACCCAACATTCCATTGTAAAGTCGCTAACCCCATAAGTAAAAGCAGCATTAGTAGCTACAGTTAAATAATCCCCAGTACCATCAAAATATTCGCTTCCACCATTAACACTTGTGCTGTATGCAGAAGTAGGTGCAAAAGGACTAAATGGTTGTACTGAAGGTGTACCTGTAGCAGTTAAGGTAAAGTTGTTACTTGAGTTGTCTTTGAAGTAGTTAGACTGGCAAGTAAGTAGACTTGTACCTGATACTGCTGTTAGTGGTGTTGTGCTTGGAGTAAAAGATGAAGTGTAAAGTGCTGTTCCAGTATTGATTCTCACATTTGATATATAGCCAATAAGAGCATAATTTCCTACATAAGATGCGCTT